TTATGACCTATGGTGATGACAATATTATGTCTGTGAATAATAGAGCTAGATGGTTTAACCATACGGCTATAGCCAACATGTTCGCAACACTAGATATTGTTTACACCATGGCTGACAAAGAAGCTGAAAGTGTTCCTTTTATAAATATAAAAGATGCTTCTTTTCTGAAAAGAACATGGAGATTTGAGGATAAACTAGGGTGCATGGTTGCACCCCTAGATCATGACTCAATAGAGAAAATGTTGATGGTTTGGAACAGATCTAAAGCTGTTACCGAAGAGGCTCAGGGTATCTCTGTTATATCCACAGCCTTACGAGAGTACTTCTTTTATGGTGAAGATGTGTTTAAGGAAAAACTATCAATGTTTAAACAACTCGTAAAGGATCTCGAATGGGATATATGGGTTGAAGAAAGCACGTTTCCCTCCTTCGGGGAATTGTGTGACTCTTTCAAGAGAAGTTCACGTCATTGTGATTCTTTTGAAATTTACTTCCCTGTGGGAGTATAATTACGAAGGACAGACTATTTGTTCAATTCATGTCTGTATAAATGTACAAAGTAATGTCCTCTTTGTGTAGTAAAAAAGAATTGTCGAACTCACAAGTGTAGCACTTGTGTCTGTGCGGAAGCTTCATTTAATGCGTTCTTGTAAATATCGTAGCGAGAGAATGGAGTGTGAATCTTATGACTGTAAGATTACATTAGTGGTAAAGGTACAGGACAGTTTGTCTAAAAATTTATGTTGAATGTCAAAATACAAAATAAAAATAAAAATCTTCAAATGTTTAATTGTTTGTCGGGATATAGTAGAGTCCCATGTAAAAACTCTACAAGCGATAGCGGCTTTGACAGCTATATTGGTGAACATGTTTCAAATGTTCACTTAAAGGTCCAAGGGGACGATGGTATTGATACAGATCCATCGACTACAGCTGATGAAACTGTAGAACAAAATGTTGGATTCTCGGATCCCCCAAATAATGTCATATCAGCCATACCCCATCCGATGGCTTATTTGAAAGTGGATTCCTCTCAGAATATAGATTTGGGATCTTTCTTGCAACGACCGGTCCAGATATATCAAAAAACTTGGGCAGTTGGTAATACTATTGATGCCGCTAGTGATAAATTCACCCCCTGGCATTTATATTTCAATAAAGCTTCCATAAAGAAGAAATTGGATAATTATTATATGGTCAGATGTAATCTTCATTTAAAATTTGTTATCAATGCGTCTCCGTTTTTCTATGGTTGTGTTTTAGCGTCTTACCAGCCGATGACGAATTTTAATCCCAC